ACTCCTGTACAATAAATGGAGAAAAAATCCGCATCTCTTCGCAGTTATAGGGTTTGTTTAAATATACTGTTGTATATGCATTATGTTGCATTGTAATACGACAAATATTTACTGGACAGTCCTATAATGTTAAAGATGATGATAAAGCAATGTTAATAGACGACACATATAATATACTATTACCTATAATTACACAACATAATGATCGTATAACAGCTATTACGTATTATCATGACAAAGTGCATATTGATAAAGCAATCGAAGATTTGCGTTTCAATATTACAACAAGGTTATATCACAACTCAGTGAATAAATATAACAATAATAATTTCATAATATTTCCGTTTTATAATGGCGAAACGTGGCAATTAATAATGTTTTTCAGAAATAATGATTCAGCACCGTATGCAATAATATACATAAACAGTAATGAAAACGATATTGTAAACGCAACTATAATTAACATAATAAAAAATATATGCAATGTATTGAAAATTGATATTCGCCAATCAGCTATACATAGATTCAAACCGATATTTCATGCAACTAAATTCGGTAATATACACGATTTATATATGGTGTATTGCTTATATATGTTGCATACACATTTGTATGATAATATACAAGATATTTTCAACATGCTTGGTGAATTTTCGAATTATGGAATTTGTGAATTATTCCGCTACATATTACCGGATATTATAAGAGATCATGACACACAAATGGATTACCAATATAGAAATAAGTACATAAAATATAAAAATAAATACAACATTCTTAAAAAATATAAATTTAAAAGAAATTAAAAATAACTCCACACTCGTACACATTAAATATTTTATTAATAATTATTAACGATTGAATTTATTATATTTATGAGACATACACATATAGTACTCATAATATGAGCGACAATAAACAAATTGATATAGTATTATTATCAATGGGTATATTTCTTAAAATAATAGATGATCACTTTGATAATAAATTATATGATAATGTGTTAATTACGATCATTAAAATATTACTATTATACATTATTGTATATATATGTTATTATGACGCAAACTTTACGCTTATTGGATTTCTAATTTGCATTGGACCATTAATATGTATCGAACAGATGTATAACGATAATAATGAGATAATGTGGTATTACTGGATTATTGTATTTATAATATTCAGTTTTTTTACATATAATGTTGCTACAAATAAATATACAAATGTATTGAACACTATACATATTTATGATATATTAGGAGGATGCTCAATAATATTAGGCATTATTATCGAACATAAATTATTTACAGAAGAATACAGTACCAACAAAATAATGTCAAGAATAATCATACTAATATATTGCATATACGTATATATGTATGGAGTGCCTTTTAAAAAGTATATGACTACCATGATTAACCAATTCAGTAAAAGTATTTCTATAATATGTGGCGGATATATGATCGCAAGTATCGTAAATATGTCATATTTATATTATAATACACGTATCCTTAAAAAAGTATATTAATACGGTTAATACATCTTATAAAACTATCCAGTAAATATCAGATGTATTATAATGTAATATGGTACGTAATCAACAATATATCCAACAAGCCATATAAATGCAAATACGAAGTATCAATACGAAGTATTGATACTCCACAAGCGTGCGGATTTTTTCTCCATTTATTGTACATGAGTAACCGCAATATATCGACAACAATTGCGGTTACTCCTGTACAATAAATGGAGAAAAAATCCGCATCTATTCACAGTTATAGGATTTGTTTAAATATGCTGTTGTATATGCATTATATTGCATTGTAATACGACAAATATTTACTGGACAGTCCTATATTTATTTGTTCGGAACTTGTATGCATGCCATTTTACAAATCTTATTTGGATTAAAATATATATTTATATTCATACATGGTGTATATGTTATTCATATTATTTATGTGATATAATATGAATAACATATACACTAATTATTCGCCGGATCGTCCATATATTCAAATTATAACATGATTTAATATGTGTGTATATTTGAAAAAATTGAAAATATGAATGATATACGTTCGACATATCATATTTTTAATTCATTTTAACGAATTCAAATTTACCACTAAGCATATCCGATGTCACAGCGGTTTGGACGCGGTGCCCGTCAGATGGTGGAATCGCCGCTATTCGGGACATCCCCGATCCCAGATCCCAGTGTGGGAATGCGTATGTTGTTGTTTGGGGCATCTCGTCCGTTTGTAGCGGAGCCTCGTGAAACTGCATTGTCTAGTACACTCATGCGAGTTGATGAGATATTCCGCCAATCGGGATACGGTGAGCGCAAAATTGGATGTGACGAAATATGTAAGTGGCTTGGTTTGGATCGAACATGTGATCGACCGTGGTTCGATGCATCTACGCAGCGCGATGCGATAATAGAGCTTATCAAGCACGGTGATCGGTACTCGCGTCGTGGTAACAGCGAGCGTGGCTATACGTATGCCATTCTCAACGCAATTCGTGGAGATCAACTTTTGCATGTAAATCATGAGGATGGGACTCTCGACAAAACTGCAACTGAAGAGAACTGTCGTACGCATATGACTAATAATGGTCGATCGGCAGCATGTAGACAAATATGGTACGCTGTGACCGGGATGCAGTTCCCAACTTTCCATGGCAAACCGATTGATGGTAATAGGTACGGCATGACGGAACCACATCCTGACACGATTATGATGATCGCATTGACACAGGCGTACGCCGCACGATTTGGCGACGACGCCGTAGATGTACCTATTCTGCGTCAGTTTCTCAAGCAGAATATGAAAAACCCATCATTGCAACGGTGTGTTGATCGGTTTGTTGCCAAGTACGACATTTGGCATCCGGATAACATCGCGTTATTGCATTTCTCGATAATGGATTGCATCCATTACACACTGTTTGGAAATGTGACCGCTCGAATGGTACAAGAATGCGCATGCGATAACCCTGCACAAGGACTGATGTTTAATTTACGCAGTGATAGCTTCATACCTGTTCTGATGATTGGTCGTGAGGATGAAGTATATAGCCTTGATCCTGGCCGTGAACGGGATAGTACCGATTTGTTCAAGTACTTGCCGCTCGCGTTTGATTACTACTACCGTATCAACGAAACATCGCGCAGGTACGTAAAAGCCATCGCGGATCTACCGCCTAAAGGCATTTGTTATCAATATATGGGTACATGTCAACACTTGCCATGCGATTTAATACGTACAGCGCGACCATTGCATACGGTCATATCCCATCAACCAGTTACCGATGTAGTGTCACCGCAACGCACAGCGCAACCAGTTGCATCGGTAGTGTCACAGCAACGTTGGCAACCATCTCAACATAGAGATGGATTAAAAGGACCAGACATCGATCCGTTCCTCAAAAAGATGCTGATACTTGATCACGTATGTGGACCGTCGACAACCGTACACAATTGCAACGGTGTTGCGCAGGCGATGTTGAGCGAATTGCAACAATTAGGATACGATGGTAAAGAATTTAGCGGATACCATTTGTACGATTGGTTAAACGGCTGTTATTATGGTGGTGAGTATTCGCTTGTAACTATATCTTCCCGACATGGTGTGTTCCTGCAACGTATGCGGGCAAATGGGGGATATCCAGGTAAATTCGGCTGTTATGCAATGGAGTGTTTTGGCTGTCCGCAACCGCAATGTACATGGGTAAGCGCGACAATGTTGACGATATGGCAAAGTATAACGTCATTACCCGTTCCTACTAACAACTACATCGATACAATTATGATCGTTTTAATTGCGACATACGTACAGACGTACGCTGTGTATTCTGATGATGATGCTATTAATGTAGGAATATTGCGTCAGTTTTTGAGTGACAACTTGATCCGTAGTAATCCTGGCTTACAGCTCTGTGTCGATAGGTTCGTGCGCAATATCGATATGTGGAACTCGCTCGATGTACTGACTATCGCAAGGAACGCTACTGGCTACATGATAATGTACGGCAACGTTTTGTTCTGGGACAAAACAGAACTAGCCAATTCGAATGGCGAATTCGGCCCTAATTTGTTCGAGCACTTGCGGTTGACATCTTTGCATTTAGTGCCCGAATTTAAGGAATATTGTAATGATGTGGCGGCAGCCGTACCAGCGTAAATGGTGTCCAGATATAATATATTTGGAACATTTACGAACAATCAACCAAACATACAATTATACGGGAATTATAAACAGTATAATTGTTGAATGCCATTATGCATTACAAATATATATTTTAATACATTAAATTATAGGAATGTTAGGTAAATATTTGTCGTATTATGTTGCATTGTAATACAGCGGATATTTACGGGACAGTCCTATACATATATATTCACATAATATATAAACAAATTATTTACCAGACTGTCTTAATATATTAATATTATATATTACGTATGGACAAAACAGTGTATTTTTCGGTAGGTCATCGATGTTCAACGTCACACTTATTACGTGATTGTGGGTTACGCTGTGAATCGCATCCATTCGATTGGCTGGTTAGTAAATTAGATACAATCGAGCATTGTATATTAGATGATTTCAAAGAATTTTTGGACATTTCTAATTACACAATAATAAGAGCAAAGGTACACAACGTTATTGATAATGTAACCATAAATGCAGAAAATACATTATCTATTTACAAAAACAAATATTATGATACAAGTCAAAATGATATTTTCAATGAGCTAAAATTAGCAACGTATTATGAGCATAAACTATTCGAAGAAGACTATTATACGAGATGTGTGAATAGATTTAAAAATGTATTAATTGCTGAAAATAATAAAGTATTTGTATATATACATCCAATAATGGGTATTAATGATTATAGAGAAAATGCGCAAAAATTACTATCAACATTTACGGATTTTAAAAAATTTATGGATACCAAATCAATAAAACTATCTGGGATATATTTCATAATTGTAAAAGCAGGAAGTACGGATAGTCCATATGATGAATATGTGAATAATGATATTAACATCGCGGTGTACACTATTTATACGAATAATGATTTTATCGATGCATCAACGCCATTTAAAGGAAATTATAAAAAGGAATATACGTTAATCAAAGAGTTGTTTTTGTCTTTCATTGAGCATTTATCAACAAATTAATATGTTTTATAATTTCGTTTATTTATCATTTATTATATTACATATTCATTATTAATAAATTAACGAATACGTATGCGTACAATTTTACAAAATCATGTTTTGATTAAAATATATGAAAACATACTACCATATTGAATGCACATATGCGTTTGCTGCGCGTAATAACGATACACCGGTACATAACAAATATATATGTTAATACATTAAATTATACATGTTAATGCATGTATGTATCAATCAAAAATTGATTATTAAACATTTTAATAATCAAGTTGTAATATTGTATATTTGGACAGTTTTATAAATACAATTAATAATGAACACTATTGAATTTGAAAAAATCGTGTCTACAGAAACCGTTAACGAGCAATATGAATTATTCGTCGAATTTTGTTGCATATATGATGCAAATGATGTTACTGAATTACTTAACATATTTGGATGGAATATATGCAATGTTTATGGTAAATCTATTGTGACGGATGTGTACGAAAAATATTATGCCAAAATAAAACATGCTCAACAGGAATCTAAAGGCGGTGAACGACTGAATAAAATATATGATAACATGATTGCTAAATTTTATAATGTAATGGAACTATTAGTAAAATGTGATTCTAATATATCATTGTTCGAAATTGACAATCACATTGAAAAGTTTCGATGCAATTATGATCAAATTCGCACCATGTCGGATGACGATATAAAGACACTGTTTACAACTGTCCATAATGACTGCTCGTTGAAACAATATTGCATAAAATTCCGTGACTTGGTATTAAATAATGGAGCGTCGTACGATGCGACGCCATTTCCGTTGAATACGCATGTTAAGTTAAATGAATTATATAAATCGTATATTAAATCACAAGCACGGCCACAAAAAGACATATTATTATATTTACATGAACATTATAATAACGCACATCGACTAATTAACATTAATGAAATAATAAATAAAGCAAAAGATAATATGAAAATACCAGATGCACTAATATTAAAGAAACATACATTGATCGAATATAATAAAAAATTGGACAGTGAAATTGATATAGAAAAAGTGTCTAAAGACGAAATATTTCTCGAAATTAATATAATATCTGCTCACTTAACTAATTTAATATCAAAACTCGAATCGGCTGACGAGTCAAGTTTAATTTTGAAAGATATATCGAAAGCAAAAGATAAAATAGCATTACTGACATGTAAAATGGACAAGTGCGACAAACAAATCAATAGTAACATAAAATTAAAAACGGAAAATAATATACAACTTGATAAAGTTATTGATGAAATAAAAGATAGAAAAAAAAATATCAGACGAATACAATTACTTGAACAGTATGCAATAAATATAGAAGGAACGTCAACTAAAGCACAATGTATAATTCTTCAAAAAGAAAATAATGTGTTAAAAGAATCTAACGAATTATTATTAAACTGTAATGGAAAATTAACTGAAAAAACAACAGAACTTGAAAAAAAATGTGAGGATTATAAAAAAACATTTGATTTAGCAAGTAATCCAATATTCAAAGAACAAATACAAAGTCTGCTTAACAATTTTAATAAATAAATCAAGTAATATTTTAATTTACAGTCATTATATAATTGTGAATTAATATTATCGGATGTACAATAATTACACAAATTATTTACGGAATCGTCCCAACATATTCATTATTAATAAATTAACGAATACGTATGTGTACAATTTTACAAAATCATGTTTTGATTAAAATATATGAAAACATACTACCATGTGGAAAGTATAAACAGTATAATTGTAGAATGTACATATGCGTTTGCGGAGCTCGTACGAACAATAAACAGTTACATACTCATTATTTATTTAAGAATGCGGATAGGCTAATTCGAGTAAGTATGTACTGTATACGTAATATGACAGTTGATGACACTATGTTTGTTGTGTTTAGTTATTATGCTGATTTGTTTTAGTAATTATTTATATTGCATATAAATGTAACATAAATAATACAATATTACGTATTTTATGTGCGGTTATTTATGTAGGTTATTGCCACGTATACATGTCCGTATACAGCCACGGTTTAATAAAAACTGGTTACACATGCGATTACGAGTCTACGTGTAGTGTTTTTCCGTATAGCTTGACACTCATATCATTAATAGTTTGTCGAGCATGTTGCGCATCCGGAAGGAGTTTTGTATAAACATCGTTGGCGGGTTGTCGTTCGATAAATTGTAAGATTTTGTCACATGAATCTATCATATTATCCAATAATGACATATATGTTGTATACGTTACGCCATTAATATACGTCATATCATTAATGATGCGTAATACCATTGACCGCACATATACAATGTTATATAAATGGTCGTCTACGGCATCAGTAGATATATCGTCATCAATTTTGCATATATTACGCATTGATTGTGTAAATACACGATCCTCTTCAGATAACGTATCGACGGTGTCCGCGTGCATTACTATTATGGTTATTTTACGTAAATCATGTTCCAGTGTAGTAACGATGTAAATAGCATGATCTATTATACGGCCGAGTGATTCGCGGTCGCTGATAAATGTATTGATATGATCACACACACTGTATATTTTTGATATTAACGCATCATACAATACATACACATTATATGACATAACACTCATATTTGCGAATATATGGAATATTTGATTAATTGCATCATCGACGTCATTCAATGTAAATTGTATACTGTCCGTATCTATAGCTGTGGCTCGTAACATGCTTTCAAATTCCATCGACAATCGTTGACAGAATTGTTTATGTTCAGTGTATGTTGATGGTATCACACGCTTTTCATGTAGCGATAGTGACGCCGTGTCACAGTCGACACGGCGTCACTATCGCTACTATCAGTAGGTGTTCGTCGTATATCCGCCGGTGGTTGGTGTTGTTCGGGACGCATCGGCGCACTCGATGGCGACGCGTCAGGTGGTGTACGTTGTTGCGATGGGTGTTGCGACATTTGCATTAGTTCGTTTAGGCGCTTGACAAACGTGTCATGAGTTTCAGTATATCCAATTAAAAACTTAAAATGTAATTGTTGCTCGTGTGTACTCACCGAAAATAATCTGTCGTATGCGTATTTCATATTATTTAATAGCTCTATATATAAATCATATATATCGGTGTTAATGCTACGCATTATATGAAACTTAGTGTCAACATCCGCAATAATTTGTTTAAAGCTGTGCATATCGTCATTAGGAGCTTCGTTATTTGTACGAGTAATGATACGGCGCAACGTTTCGTTGGTATATGTTATGAAATCAATGGTTCGCTGGTTTTCGCTGGTTTCGCGGGTATGTACATCGTCGTGGGTTGGTGCGGAATTGCCGGTGTCACTATCGGAATCTGCGCCGTGCTCGTGTGTGCTGTGTAAGTGGTGCATCTGAGGCACGTCTTCCATATGCGTGTCGGGATGCTGACTCATATGTGTCGGTAGTGTGTGTGATACGCGTTGTTCGGGAGGCATGAGGTGATGTGGGTGTGGTAGTGCGCGTTGCACGGTCTCAAATGGCGTATAGGTGTATGGTTGTCTACGTGCGGATCGCGGAGGTGGTATCGCGCGTTGCTCAGTAAAGCTGTATGGTGGAGGTGATCGCGTACGTGACTGACTCAGGTCGACCGATGTACTTTTTTCATACTGTTTCAGTGCGGGGGGGTGGTGCGCTTCGATCAGGCAATGCGGGTGGTATTCCGTACAGGAGGGCGTATAACTCGGCATTAGTTCTCGCATATTCATGTACAATTACATCCATATCGCGTTCGTGTGAATTTATTTTAACTAATGCTGATGCGGCGGTGCCCATGTCATGTAATAGGTCACGATATAAATCAAATATGTTCTGGGTAATGCTACGCATTGGTGTAAGCTTACCGCTAACATCCGTAATAAGTATTTTAAAGTATTCAATATCGTCAATTATATGTGCATTATTATCACGACGAATGATACTGTCCAATTTACGTATATTATATAGTATGAACGTACGGGTATGTGCATCGTCTTGTGGTGGTTCGCGTGCCCCATCATGAGACATGTGTGGAGGTGATCCCGTACGGGTATGTGCATCGTCTTGTGGTGGTTCGCGTGCCCCATCATGAGACATGTGTGGAGGTGATCCCGTACGGGTATGTGCATCGTCTTG